CCAAGAACCCGGGTGGAACTTTGTTATTCGGAGGCATCAGCGGTCAACAAGGCGGTTGTAATTCGTGTAAAGGGCACGCACGCGACCATCCAGTCGCTGAAGGGCGTAATTCGCCTCCATCAGCATCTGTTGCGGAGGCAAGCTGAACTGCTTACTGGCGTTCGTAGCCCCATCTCCGTAGCTCATGATAGTCTTGCCCTCCAAAATCAACGCAACGGCCTTGTCCCGGATTGCCTCAATGGTATCCCGGTCAAGTCCGACGAATAGTCCGCTCGCTGGCATCGTGCATTTGGGATGCTGTCAACGAGTGGACGAATAAAAAGGGATGGCCTGCTGGATGACCCCTTACCCCATTCATAGGCGCACCCCTTGGGATGCTCTACGCAGGTGTGCCAGCGTCTCCGGTTGGCTACTTTCATCAGCCAGGCCAAATTAATCGTCGGGTTGGATTTGAACCAACGTAAGGGAGCTACCCACAAGGCACAAGCCCTGCGCCGTTTGACCACTACGGCTACCGACAAAGTGAAAGGTGAGAACCTGGACTTTTAGAAATGGGAACCCGAAGGTCTATGCCCCATCCCCGCTGTCTGCCCAAGGCGTCTTAGGCTCATAGTCGGACGCGTGCCACTTCCGCCGTCTCTTCCCCCGCTTTGGACACGGGGCGATAGCCCGAAGGCAACCGGCGAAGTCTCTATGAACTTGCATCACCACCCTGCTTGCGCAGGACCGTCGAGCGCTTACGCACCTGACGGCAAAAGTTAAAGAACGTGGGATTGTTATCCCCGCATCTTGGATGCCTGTCAATTCAAAAGATTGGACATTCCTGTGGCCGGCCACCGCTCCCTTGTCTCCCCCGCGGCTTATTGCGGTTTCTATCCGGGTGCTCTGCGTAAGAGTCGTGGACCTTTCGGCTACCCACGCCTGCCACACGCCAACCTCCAGTCGTCCCACGAAAGAGGTGGGCAATCCCTGGTGCAAGACTCCTCCCGTCGTAGGACGGGCTTATCCGTTCCGCTTGCGGCACTTTTCAGATGCCGATGGTTGATAGCCATCCCTCCTTGCGGAGCTGTGCGGGCGGTTTGCGTGGCGTTGGAATGTCAAAAGAACAGAAAGGGTTGTGGGGATGGTGGGAATTGAACCCACAGTCTTTCTGGCACCTCCCCGCTAAAGGAGTCGGCTTGTATGGGGAGCAACCCCCACCGCACCTCGCCAGACCTCTGCGTTGCCGTATTCTGACATCCTCTTACGCTCTACACGCCGGGTGCGACCCTGCGTGGATTGAAGGACTTGTCTTTCGACCGTCAGCCGCCCAATTGATTAACAGGCGGACGCTACATTCCCGTAAAGTTTTCGATTTCGCTTACGAGCCGGATTTCCTCTCGCCAGCCCCCACCGGGGCTTGGCGTTGTAGGCGCGCACAGTCGCCTCGTTATTCGAGCTTTCGCTCTACAAAATCCGCTGCCCAAGGCAGGACTTGAACCTGCAACTGTCGGCGACTATCTATCGGCGTATCCGCCAATCTTTTCATCGCAGTGCTCCGAGGGTAATTACCCCTCTTTCAGTTAAATCCCGTTCAACAGGATACAGTCCCCGACTTCCACGCGCCCTCGTTGCAACAAGGACACGCTTGACATCATGGGATACAGCGGGAGCAAACTCGAACCAACCGAGTAGCTTGGGCGTAAGGTGGCACTTTCGTGCCGAAATCGAATGTCAAAAGAACTGAAAGTGGGTCGGAGTGGCAACCTCCGCACTGGCTAAAGGGGATGCTGGTTGGTGGGACTCTACACGGTTGGTATGCGTGTGAGTGGTATGTTGCGACTTCGCATCCCACGCCAGCAAGTTGGAGTCGGCGGGTCCGTTTTTACGGCCCTCCCGCACACGGCGGGATTGCGCAGCTCGGTCAGTCGAGCGCCGACATAAAGAGGATGGATGCCCTTGGCCCTTTCGCTCACTTCCCAGGCGTTGTTGGCTTGGTCGTGGTTCACTGCCTTGGCGATTGCTCATCTCCTTGCGGAGGGCCGGCGGTCTTAACCTTGCTCGCTTCGGACTTACGGTGGATTTATCGGGCATCCAATTTTTGGGTCGGTTCATTCGTCAAGAGGCATACGGGTCGTGCTTTGTGATTAAGGGGTTTGTTCCAACCCCAACCGACTTCAAAGAACAGCAGGGTAGTTAACCCTGACTCGAACATCCAATCAGATGCACAAGCGGTTGTCGAGATAAATCTTCAACTATTTTTGGCCCCTATGAAACCCGCGTAAACATTGGGTCAAATCATTCCTTCGGCGTCGGAGGACCTGCGACAGGTTCCGGCTCCGTGACCTTTTCTTCGGGGGGCGGGGGTGGGGGCGGGGCCAGGAAACCGAACGCCAAGGCCGCCACGAACTGCATCGTCTCGCAGTCCCAAAGGTGGTTCGCCCTCTTGCTGATGCGCTTCCATTCCGGCTTGCCGGCCTGGTTCTTCGTCCGCACCTCCGACTCCATCTGGTCCATGTAGTCCTGCCCGCAGTCGGATGATGTCGTGTGCTTGCCAATCTTGCGCATGCGGGAGAGCTGGTCCTTGAGCGCCAAATTGGAGAAGTGATGCACGCTGACCGGACCGGTGCCGACGTTGACCAAGCGTCTGGGCGAATACACCTTGCCCACCGCCTTGCGTCCCTTCGGAGAGTCAATCATCCAGGTGAACTCATAGCGTTGGTCGCCTCGGAGAGCCGTCCACTTGTTGATGCCGCATTGACGGATGACGTCGTCGAACTGGTCACCGCAGTCAACGTATGTGAGGGCGGGGTGGACTTCGCACGCCTTGCCAAGGTCGATGACGTCCTCCCATGTCTGGACATAGCGCCACTTGAACAAGCGGCTATCTCCGCCTTGCGCCCAAGACCGGACGAGGCAAAAGAAGCCCTCTCGTTGCACGTCGACGGTCATGAACCTCGCCTTGATTTGCTTCTCTCGCGTGTGGTCGCTGTGGACCTTGCGGGTCGCAGGGTCGATGCGGGCTTCCTTGTCCCAGTCATCCCCCATCTTGTAGTCGCCGATGGAGGCGAGCGAACCGAACTCGTCGGGGGCGTCGGACCAGAATTGGGCGAGCTGCTTTTGCTTGAAGATTTGCATCGGCTTCGCATCGCCGTTCAGGTCGAGGGCGAGCTTCGCCCGGACATACATCTCCGCCATCGTCCCCCAGGAACGGGCGCACAGACCGCTCCAGGTGTAGCCGTGGTTGGCAGGGTCGGCGGTCGGATTGGTGACCGCATAGAAGCCCCTGGCGTTGAAGTCGTCGCGGTTCGAGCGGGTGTCCGCAAACTGCTTCTTGCACCCCTCGCACTCATACTTGGTTTCCCGCTTGATGAGTCCGTAGTCGTATTCCCCATCCCTCTGCATCGCATCGGGTATCCTCACCTGGTCCCAGCTCCAAGGTTGCCGGTGGCCGCAATCGGGACAGGCGAACGACCATACCCTCTTGTCCGTGGTATGCCACACCGCCTCGGTGTCGTCCCCGACGAAAGACCCCTGGGACATGAAGATACGCTTGCCCAACCATCCGAAGGAGGTGACACGCGCGGACGCTTCTGCAAGGTGGCCGGCAGGCCATAGCCAAGTCTCGTCACCCACCAACCAACGGATAGAACGGCGTTGCAGGTTCTTCTCATTGAACGCCCCCAGGCACCAAAAGGTCATGTCCGCCGTCTGCACCGTCCCCGACTTCTTCCCCGTCTCATCCTTGTTCAGCTTGGCCAGCACCGGAGGCACGTTCTCCCACAGGACGCGCAGTCGGGACTGCATCCAGTCTCCAGCGTTGTCATCCGTGTCGTTCAGGTAGAGGGTGGGGGCCGGCTGGCGGGCCAAGATGAAGCAGGACAGCATCTCGGCCATCAAGCTCTTCCCCGATTGAATAGGCGCTATCGTCACCACCAAACGGACCTCCGGGTCCGCGCTCGCCCGCAGCGGTTCAGCCAACCAAGGAGTCTCATTCACCCGAAACCCCGACGGCATCGGGGAGAAAGGTATCTGCCTGATGTTCTCCTCCAACCAAGTCACGATGTCCCCGCCCTCATCCGGGCGGAACACCTTGCGGATGCGGGCTTCCAACTGGTCGGCTATCGCCTCCTTCTGGGCAGGGGTCATTCTTCGTCCTCCATCTCACCCAAAGCATCGTCCGTGAAGTCCTCCAACGAGCCGCCGGCCACGCTCTCCTCATCCTCCAAATCCTTGATTTCCCCGAACAGCGCCGCGTTCTTCGGCATCGGCGGGACTATCCCAATCCGACCCTCCGCCGCCACCGACCCATCCTTCACCATCGGGCTGTATTCCGCTATCTTCCGGAACAGGTCATCCTTGAACTCCCGATACGCCTTCAACGCCTTCGAGGGGTTGTCCGGGTTCGCCTTCGGCGCAAAGGTCAGCTCCGCTCGCTCAATCTGCGACCTCAACTGCCCCAACACCTTGCTGAAGCGGGCCGCCGCCGCCTCCGCATCAATCAACTTACCCTCCTCCTGGATACGCACGAACCTCTCCTTCTCCAAACGCAATAGGGTCGCCACCGCCCGGTCATAATTCGCATACAGCTTCCCCTGCGACGGGTCACCCGACTGCAACGCCTGCATAAACACCTGCCTCGTCAGCGAGCACAACTCCGTCTGCTCCTTCACCCGCGTATCCATCTCCGAGTCCCCCATCTCCCCAGTCACCGACTGGAGGATGTTGTCCAACCCGCTCAAGTCCAACGGCCTCACCGGCTGACTGATGTGCCCCTTGCTCTGCATCTCCAACTTCCGACGGTCCCTCCACGCTCGCGCCGCCTCAATGCTCTCCGTCGGCATACCCTCCTTCACCAACTGACTCACCCTCCCCTTAGTCAGCCCAAGGGCTGCCGCTATCTCATTCTGCGATACGCTCATCGTTTTTCTTCTTTATGACTGATTTTAGCCAAATCTAAACAAATTGGGGAAAAACGCGGTGTCTTACGACCCCGCACCCGGGGTGTCTGAAACAATAGATTTCTTAACCCCATACCGGGGGGGAGGGGGGGTATGGAGGGGTTGGAGTTTAATTTGTTCAGTCTGTTCCGATGGGGTTAGGAGACTCTTCATTCTATTGGAATGGCGCGAGCGAGGTTTGGCACTGGAGCGGCGTTCGTGGTTGCGTTGCCACGCATCTGCGTATGCCTTGCAAGCGGCCTCTGAGCGCATGTATTGGGAGGGCGAGAGGTTGAAGAGTTGTTGGATGCGTTTGACCTTTTTGGAGACGAACTGGCGGGAGCACTCGCGTTGCTTGGCGAGCTCTGTTTCGGTGGGTGGGTCGCCGATGCCGAAGGCTATGAGGATGCAGCGAGCCTGGAAGAGGCAGTCGGGGGACTCGGAGAGTTGCATGGCCATGACTACGCGCCTGATGACCTCTTGGACTTCGTCCTCGGTGTATGAGCGTTGGGGTGTTGGGTCTTGGTCCTGGCAGGCCATTGGTTCCTCTTCGTAAGAGAACGCTTGGTGGTCCGGTTTGACCTCGAAGGTGTAGTTGCCATCGCCCTCGCGGGCTTCAGGGCCGAGGCCTTGGGCTATGAGGGCTTTTTGGGTTGGGTTGTCCTGTTGGGCGAACCAATGGGCGTAAGCGTCTATGCCCCGCTTGTTGGAGGGGATGGCAATGTCCTTGAAGGGCAGGCCAGTGCCAGCTTGCTGGCTGTCAGAGGGTTGTGTGTCCATTAGCCAAGTGCTTGTGTTTTGTCATCTGTGGTCGGCTTATGCAGGCCAGTAGAAATGCTACTGAGTGTGGTGTGCCGCAAGATGGGGCCTTGACAAGGGGGCTTAATCCCATACGGAAGTGTATTAAGCGTTCGATGTCTGATTACGCTCATCGCCTTACGGCTCTTCGCTATCACTCGCTGATGATTTGAGCTTGGTTGTGCGACCCACAATGGCTCATTGTGCCCGCACTTTGGGACTAGGTCAGAACGGCTCATTGGACAGGTTTTCCATAGCGGAGTCGGACCACTTGACGCCATGCCAATGGCCTCTCTGATGGTTCCACAGGATGATGGGATTGCTGTTGGACAGCCGGATGAGGTGGTTGGCGACGTCTGCGGCCGTGGCTACGCCCACGCCCAGCTTGGCGGCGATGTAGCGCACCAGGTTGGAGTGTTCCGGGTCGTTGTGGTGCTCCGTGGGGGGCATGTCTATCATCTTCTGAAGGTCCTTCATCGAGAAGTTGGACAGGACGTTCTCGTCGTTGACCTCCCACAGGATGCGTCCTTCGGCATGGCGGAGGTGGAGGAAGGCGGTGGGCTTGCCGTCCTTGTCGAGGATGCCGGCACGCTTGCCACGCTTGGTGAGCACCAACTCGAAGAAGGGTCTGATTTTGTCGGTGCGTCTCAAGACGGCTACCTCACGCGACCAATTGACCAACTCACTGCTGCCTAGTCCCGAATAAGCGAGGTCGGACACAGTAGCTGCGGAGTTTTCTTCCGCCTTCTTGGGCTTGCCGGTGTGGTGAAGGAACACCCAGACGACCTTGGTTTCCATGAGCACCGGCTGTATCCAATTGCGGAGGAATTGGGAGGCGTATGCCTGATTGGAGATGTCCCCGCCAGCGAAGCTGAGGAGGGGGTCCGCAAAGAAGAAATCCGCGTTGTTGTGGACGATGAGCTTTCTGGCCTGCTTGACGAACTCGTGGCCGACCTTGACGGTTTCGCGGTAGAACTTGATGTTCGTGCGCAGGAGCTCCTTTTCCTTGTCCGAAAGGGACATTGAGCCGACGATGCCTTTGAAGGCCTCCGCAAGGTCGCCGGTGTCGTTCTCGGCTTGCATGACGATGCACCTATACGGTCTGGTGACCTCGATGTTGAAGAATGGCCGGCCAATGGCCAACATGATTGCCATCTGCATCAGGAAGGAGGACTTGCCGATGCCGGACTGTCCGATGACGCACAGGGACCCGCCTTGGCAGAGCCAGCGGTTGCCCAGGACCGTGGTGGGGTCGTTCTCGGTGTCATACTGCATCAGCTCATCGACGCTGACCTCCTGGGGCACTTCGGAGGACTCAAGGTATGAGAGCCATTCGTCCCAATTGGCGACGCCGACGTTGAGCGCGACGATGCGTTGCTCGTTCGCACCGCGGAACACGCCGCCGAGCCTACTCCACCTGGAGGGGTTCTTGGTCATCTCATCTGGTTCGTAGTCCGAGAGATAGTCGAACACCGCCTGCCGGCGGAGCTTCCAGTCCTCGAAGTCCTTGGCGTCCACTCGAACCCACGCGTGCAGGGATTTGCCACCGCTGTCGATGATTGCCGAAATAGGCAGCTTCGATTGCTTGAAAATGGCGAACTGCTCCTCCTTCGGCCGGGTGTCGAACTCCACTAGCACATGGCGAAACACGCTCACGCTGTCATCTCGCCCTGAGTAGTCCCCTTCCGTGATGGGGTTGATGCGCATCCACGCCCCCTGTGGCTTGCCCTCGAACATCGCCCTGTCCGAGGGATTAGGCCCAAAGAAATTATCCAACCACCAACGGACCGTTTGGAATGTCCCCTTGGACGCCGGAAAGAAGCGCCCATCCTCATCCTCTCCCGCCTCGTTCGTGATGCACACCACCTCGTCCGGCTTGAAGCAATTGATGAGGAGCTGCTCCGTCGTGAAGCGTTCCGCTTCCGGCACCTGCGATAGGTTGCCCAGGTTCACCTTGAACTTGCCCGACTGGGTGACGTTGGCCGGCGCTTGCGAGCGACGCGGTTCGAGCTCCGCGTCTCCGTTCAGCAACCAACCTCTCGGTTTGTCGTGAGGTTTCGCATACGCTTCCTTGACCTTATGCCGCAGGTCTTTCTCGCTCCACGGAGGCGAGCACTTGATGTTGTAAGCCATCATCAGCGCCATCACCTCCTGTTCGTTGAGGTTGAAGCCGTGGGCGAGCGCCGTGGCCAGCGCGAAGGTCGTGGCGTGACCGCCTGCTCCTGATACCGCTCCTGGTTTCGCCGCCATGTATCTTGCGGCTCTTTCGTAAGGGGTGATTGTCGTCATCGAGGTCGTGGTGCATCTTGGAGTCTCGACGCTTAATCCTCCGTGTCAACCTCTATGGGTTCACAAAAGCAACTCGTCCTGATTTTCTTCTGACGCTCTCTTCTTCGCCTTCTTGACCGGAGGCGGAGGGAGGGTCTGGACGCGCAGCACTTCGGAGTTTTCGGTCGGCTCTTGGACCGTGAAGGTCATCGGGGTCACCTTGGAGACTGGCACGACCGCCTTGAGCATCTCGCGCATCGGGACATGCATACGCATCGCGCACGCGAGCACGCACGCACGCAGGCCATCGAGTCCCCCTTCCGTCAGCCAGTCTCCGATGTCCTTCGCCTTGGCTTCCCACCATACCCCGAAGGGGATGGCTTCCTTGACATGGTATCCGACCTTGCACTCGAAGCCGGACTCATCCGCGTCCTCTATGTAGATGACAAGACGGACGAGCTCCTGGTCCGCAAGCAACCTGACGTTGACGATGACGTCGGGGACATGCTTTCCCTTCTGCACGCTCGGCTTGCATACGAAGGCGCACAGCTCCGTGTGCGGGAGTATGCGTGCGGGAAGTATCTCCCAACCTTCGGGGTTAGCGGAGGTGGGAGACTGGTCGGCTTCTCCCTCTTCGGGAGGTTCAGAGAAACGAGTCGTCTCCGTCGGAGGCGGGAGACTTGCCCTTGTTCATCCAGGGCTTCTTCGGCTTGAAGGAAGAGGCAGGCGGGACGCCCGCCTGCTTGCGTGCCTTCCATTCCTGATAGTCGGCTTCCTTGATGGCGTTGGCGGTGGTCATGTCCGACTCGCCCTCGAAGGCGAGCTGCTCCGGAGCGACCCAAATCTTCTCGCCGGTCTTGTTCTCACCGAAGTATTCGACGGTGATGGTCTTGAGGCCAAACTTGGTTTGGATGCCGGCCTTGATGACGAGGACGCGCTTGTCGGCAAACTTGCCGGATGAGACCTGGCAGATGTCACCGAGGTCGAGTTCGTGCTTTTCCATTTTTCGTGCTGTGGATTGTGATACGGTTGAGGGAATGACTGTATGTGGCTTGATGAGGTCCGGGTCAACGCCCTTCTCTATGAGGGCTTGTCTTTCTTTCTCGGCCTTCTTCCTGCGTGCCTCCGCCTTTGCGTCATTGATGATGCCAAGCTTCTTCGCTTCGGCAAGATGCCAAGCGACGTTCTCATCCCATTTGCTCACCGGGGAAGGAGCAGGCCAGTAGCATACGCCCATTCGGGGTTGTGGTGTATCTTGTCGTGGCAGGAACGGCAGACCGCCAGGAAGAACGTCGCATCGGTGAGTCGGGATTTCCATCTGCCTCTGCGGTGATGGATGTCCGTGGCCGGCGCGTGGATGCAGACCTCGCATCGAGGATGTGTCATTAGATACTCCTTACGCACCTGGGTGTAGAGTTTGTTTTCCTTTTGTCTTTGGCTGCTTACTCTTCGCATCGGTCGATGCGTCTTGAGAGTGTTGCCCGGTGCGCGATTGAAACCGCCCTGCTTGAGCGTGCTGTTTGATTTAAGCGGAGTCTTTCTTCGTAAAGGGGAGCGTTTCATCATCTGCAAAGTGGGCTTTTGTCCCCTTCGGACAATCCTTTTTCCGCAGATTTATTCGGGAAACTGCATTTTTTGCCAAGAAAAAGGTGTTGATTATCAACGACTTACGCAACGCCTGAAGATTTCCTGTTTTTTGTGCTTGGCAACCCCTTGTGCATCTGTTCTACTTCAAACATCGAAATAACAACTATGTCCTCCAACGAAACCAACGCCTCCTCCACCAACTCCTCTCTCACCCACACCACCATGCACACCGCCATGACCCCCGCCACCAACAATGTCATCAACGCCTTCCTGTCCGCCTCCGGCCAGTTCGCCTCGGTGACCTTCAAGTCCAACCCGACGCCCGCCGCCGCCTTCAAGGGCACGCTGCTGGAAAAGACGACCACGGGCGTGTTCCGCTCTGGAGTCAACTTCGCCAACCTCTCCTCCGTCAAGGAAGGCATCGCCAACAACGAGCGCGGTGAAGTCCAGCCCCTCGCCTGGGGCGAATGGGTCAACTTCCCCTTCGTCATCGCCCACAAGGGTGAACGCTTCCTCCGCCTCACGACCGTGAACGGCGCGAAGTCCAAGTCCACCTTCAAGGTGAACGGCGTCGAAGTCACCCGCGACGAGTTCGAGTCCTTCCTCGTCCCCTCCGCTCGCAGCGGTGCCAAGGCCCCGACCGAAGTGTTCAACATCCGCGAGTCCAACCTCGTCTCCTTCAACGGCGAGGTCGCCGAAGCCGCCATCAACGGCTAATCAATCGGGTGGGGGTCGAAAGACCCCCGCCCCTTTTCTTTCCCTCTATGTTCAACGCCTTCCTCATCTTCTTCTTCATCGTGACGACCATCGCCGGTTGTCTCCTCGTCGCCTCCCTCTGATGAGCAAGCACATCTACGTCGGCATCATCCCCGACATTTTCGGCTACGGCATCAGCGTCGCAAGCGACAGCGAGGCCGGTGCTATGGAAGCCCTCCGTAAGGCGTATGCCGACTGGAAGGAAGCGAACCCCGACAGCACGACCTCCTTCAAGACCTCCTTCGAGTATTGGGGCGGTCGGGTCACCAAGGTCGAATTGAACAAGGCATACCACGATAACTTTTCTTGACAACCGCTTCTGCATCACACAAAACACCATTCTCCAACCCAGACACACACATGCACACCAACATCATCAACGACAACACCGACGAGCGCATCAGCTCCAAGTTCGACTACCAAGTCGAACAGGTCCCGCTCCTCACGCCCGACGGCCAGTCCACCCGCTTCTTCGGCACCCGCCGCAAGGACACCGGCGAAGTGTTCGCCACGGTCACCGACCGCTACGAGCTGCTTCAGAACGACACGCTCATCTCCTCCACGGAGGACCTGTTCAAGTCCAAGGGCATGACGGGCTGGAAGCGCAAGGAGGTCGTCTCCCACGGCGGCGCTCGCATGCGTGCCATCTACGACTTCCCGAACATCGGGGGCAAGGTGGCCGGCCAGGACATCAACTTCCGCCTCAAGGTTCAGAACAGCTTCGACGGCTCGCTCCGCGCCTCCTTCCAGGTCGGACTGTTCCGCCTCATCTGCTCCAACGGTGCGGCCGTTCCGGTGAACGCCCTCAACCTCACCAAGAAGCACACGGCTTCCCTCGAAACCACCTTCGTGGGGACCGCGCTCGATGCGGCCGTCCAGTCCTTCCACGACGCCCTGCCCGCCTTCGACAAGATGGCCCGCATCAATGTCACGCAGGCCCAAGGCAAGACCATCCTCTTCAACCTCGTTGACCGCAAGGTGATGACGGAGAAACACGCCGAAGGCATCAATGAAATCTGGGAGCGTCCGTCCTTCCGCGAGGACGAAGCCCGCAACCTGTGGAACCTCTACAACGCCACGACGGAATACCTCACGCACGACGTCGAGGCCGGCATGCGCCTCAAGCCCCGCTTCGAGCTCGCTGACCGCCTCAACCAGACGGTGACGCGCGAGTTCGTCAACTGCGCTCGCAAAGGCGATGCATTCGACCTCCTCATCAAGCTCAACTGAACCGCAGGGGGCGGGAGAGAAATCTCTCGCCCCTTTTGCCTTTGCCGTTGACACAACCGCTTGCCCGGGCAACAACACCTCTATGGAACAACGACAACTCAACAAAATCATCAACCTCCTCCTGTCGTCCAAGGAACACCTGGACGAAACCCTTGAGGCCACACGCGAGCACCTTGAGGCCGTCAAGGACGTCGCCTCTTACGAAGGGATGCTCCAAGCCGACATCGACTTCGCCAAGGAAGAAGGCGTGAACGCCGACGACGAAATCGCCCGCACCAAAGCCCGCCTTGCTGAAGCCATCCGGGAGCGGGACAAGACCCTTGAGCGACTGACCACCCTCGGCAAGTCCCTTGAGGACTACCTTGGCTCGGCTGGTCGCGTCAGCGACCACTTCAACGGCAAGAAGTATCCCCTTGGAATGACCCCCCTCTAATGAGCCAATACTCCGACCCCCAGCACGCCCTCCTGCACCGCATCGCGCGTGCCTTGGAGGACCACAACGCCATCACGCTCCAAGACCTCGCGCAGCTCCGCATCGCAAAGGCGTTGGAACGCATCGCTGACACCCTTGACGGACACTCCGCTGAAACCAAGTATTTCAAGGACAGCAAGGAAATCAATCACGCGCATCACCGCACCATCGTGGGCGAGATTGCCGGCATCAAGGAAATCATCCAAAGGAAATGAAAAACACCTTCAAGCCCAAGCCCTTCAAGCGCAACATCCATGTCGCAATGATGGTCCTCGTCGAGATGGAAATCCCGATGGAGCCGGCCGATGACAACACGGCCAGAGCCGAAGCAATCCTGCGTCATAAGATGCAGACCTTCGCCGCCACGAACCACGACGTCGCCGTGAGCAAGATGACCCGCCGAAAGACGGATGGAGGATACGATTTGGAGGCCCTACCATAATGAGGCACATTGCCATCATCCGTGAGCGGAACCTCCGCGACTACGGCATCTTCTGCGACCTGGACCTCACGCCCGGCGACGTGGCGCTCATCTCCAAGGGCAAGCGTCTCATCGACCAGTCCGACGAGTCCCTCTTCATCTCGCTGACCAACGGGGCAAAGGCAAAAATGTCCTTGATGCCCGACACGGACTTTCCCATCGTGAAGCAGGTATGAAACCTCTCACCTTCAAGTTCAAGTTCCGCGCTCCCTCGCCGGCCAAGAAGCCCGACCCGCTCATCCTCGACTTCGGCATCGACCAGTCCGCTCCCGACGTCGCAGGGATGATGCAGGACGGCAAGATGCCCATTCCCAAGGCGTATGCCGACCTCATGAAGGGCGAGCTGACCGCCCTCGGATGTAAGCACGTCCGCTTCTCCAAGAAGCACTCCGCACGCTACGTGGACATCGTGGCCCGCAAGAAAGGGCAATACGACTCATGACCCCGATGGACAAGATGAACGCCTTGGCGAACCTCTATGAGGACATCACGGGGGCGCAGATGATGCTCGATGCCGGTGCCGGCTCGATGGCCAAGATTGAGACTGACGCGGCGTGCGACCTCTTCCGCAAGAGATGCCCAGACGCGGAATTGGTCTATCCGACGGTTGACCTCAACCGCATCAGCGTCCAGGTCGGCTGGAAGCACGAGACGATAACGCTCGTCGCAAGAAGGTTCTACGAACGCTTGCCATAAGCCGGCCACCCATCAGAGTCTGCCGGCATGTCGCGCGAAAACCCGCTTGGATACACTCCGGAGGACCTGAAGTCGGAGATGGACTTCGTGCCCCGGTTCCATTGCCCGAAGTGTATGAAGAGGGCGTGGAAGATGCCGACCTCGATGCACACCTCTCCGACACGCCTGTGGCGTGCCACGACGAAGTGCGAGTGCGGCTATGCGGCGAGATGGCTCATAGACCCGGACAAGACGGTGGAGCTGCAAACGGACCAGATGCACAGGCCAATCGGCTTCTGATGGCAAAGGACAAGAAGAAGAAGGCCTATCCCCGTTTCTCGAAGGTCAACCAGGCCAAGAGGGTTGCCAAATGGAGAGAGGAAAACAAGCGTCGCTGGGACGCGTTGTTCGCCAAGAGCAAGTGGCGGGCTACACTACCCGACGACCAGTCCGACCGGGCTCCTTGAGGCCGATGACGTTGCCTTGGGCATCACGCTCAAGGATGAGGCGAGTGGCGGTCATCTCGCGCCCGCCGGAGACGATGAACCTACCGACCAGGGAGCGGTTACGAACCTTGGAAACGCGCAAGGGCTGGACCGTCCCATCGGGATTGTAGAGCTCGATGCGGTCATCGGGGCGATAGACATCCTGAAGGGATGCCTTGGGGTCACGGAACACGGTCGCAAGATTGGCCTTCACCGGTTGCTCATCCATTGAGCGGACGGTGATGCCTTGGACTTCGGAAAGTCCTCTTGAATGACCACGCGCCATGAGGGAGGCCTATTCTCCTTCGGAGAGGATGCGGTCGATTTCGGCAAGGAGCTTGGCTTCGTTCTTCTTGACCTCATCGACGGTCATCGGCTTGCCGGTCGGCTTCGCCGTTGGCGAGGCGTTCTTGAACTCGTTGTCCTCGACGCGAGTGATTGGTTTCTCTTCCTTCTTTTTGCTCATTTGATTTGGTATTTCTTGTAGCCGATTGAGAGTTTGGAGTCAACGATTGTCATCGTCCGGTCCAGTATCTTGACCAGGTCCATCGGCCTGACTTGGTCCTTCAGGGCGTAGCCCAATTCGCTTTTTGCGGCGTTGAAAGTGAGGTCCAGGAGCTTCTTGAGCTTCACCCCAGACGTCTTGTTGAATAGGCTGTCAGGCGGCGGGCGCATCTCGAACACCGTATTCCCCGACACCGCCCTGAACACCGCTATCTTGTTCTGGCGCAACATCGAGACATCCCCTCTTGAGAAGGGGACCGACATCCCATCATACAGGGGATGGTTGTGCGTGAAAGTGCCGCCGGCCATCGCCTTCGACTCCTTCGTAGTGAAATCCACGTAGTTTTCTGACATCGAAGTCTTGACCAGTATCTGCCGGCCTTGCGCGTCGTAGATGACCGCATGCTCGACGTCTCCGATGGCCATCACCTTTTCGGCCTCTTCGAGCGTCTTGCCCGCCATGTCCAACAGGACCTTGTCCGGAGCCACGTCCTCCTCGCTCTTCATGTTCCCATTGGCGTCTAGTATGGAACGCTTGGCTTTGACGAGGTTGCCCAATCCCTTGATGGGACTCTTGGTGGTCAGGATTTGCCTGACGGCGGGGGTTTCGCTGGCAGCTCGGCTGCCTCCGCGTGTGCCTGAACCGGTGCCGCGGGCCATTACCTATTGCGGAGCTTGGTGCGCTCGGCCTCCATGTCATCCTTGACCTTCTTCACGAAGGCGGCATAGTTGCGGTCGGCGCGACGCTTATCGGCCACACGCTCTTCCTTGGCCTGCTGGCGGGAGCGGTCTTTGGCATCCAGGTCCTTCTGTTCTTCGGACTCATCGGGGATACGCCGGAGATTGAGTGGCCGGCCATTGTCCGTGAGGTCCATGCCCTCGGAAAGATGCTGGGCGATGGCTTCTGCCTGTTCCTTGGTGTCGAATGAGCCGACCTTACGCTTGTCGTAATTCCCGCCAGGGAATGAGAACGTCGCTTCGACGTCGTAGCCGTTCTTGCCTTGGACGGCATCAGCCCACGAAAAGACGTGAGCCGGAAGCTCATTCTTGAGTATCTTCGACACGCGCTCCACCGCAGCCTTTGCGAAATAGGCCTCATCCCTGAACGCCTCACCATCCGATTTGATGTTCTTGGCTATGGCTTCCTTGGTCTTCTGCTCCCAAATCTTCGGGTATGCGCGTGCTCGGACCGAGCTGAACTCGGACGAAGCTCGACTGGATGCTCCCCGGGCCATTAGTCGTTGCGGGTTCTGCGTTCGTCGAAGTCGCTCTGTTCCTTGTAGTAGTCGGCGGATGCCGCGGCTTCAAGTTTGGCAATTCGGGACTGGTATGCTTCCCATTCCCTCAAGTATCTTTGGGCGTAAAGTAGGGAGTTCTCGTCGATGGAAATGTCTCCACCGGCTTGTCTATTGGTTTCCAGCATCTGCTCTATGACGTCATCTATTTTGGAGAAATCGTCATTCTTTGCGGCCTTGTCGATGGCTTGGGCCATGCCAGGGTAGTCAGAGTTGCGGTCAGGGTCGGTAAGCGTGCCCCTCAAGACATCGAGGACGTCTTGCTTTTTATCCTCCTGTCTCGCCTTTAAGTCTTTGATGAGCGTGTTGCGCTCCGTAGCTTCGCGCTCTGCCCGGAAGAAGGGAGTTTCGCGCTCGGAGGACGCCCTGGAATTACCTCGTGCCATAGTTTTGGGTGTTGTTATCGCTTGCCGGATGTCAATCGCCTATGGAGCGTGTCGCGCCCGCGGCCTTTGTTGCCCGCTCCCCAGTTCGGCGTGAGGGCGTGGCAGTTGGGGCAAAGGACCTCCAAATTGGACTCCTTGGTGTTCGTGGCGTTGCCGTCTATGTGGTGAACCTGAACCGGAACGCGCCCGGAGACTGGGTGTTTCTTGTTCCAGCCACACCTACTGCATTGGTGACCGCGTTGGTCGAGGATGTAGTTCCTCACAGTCTGCGACAGTTGGAGCTGCTCACCCCGCGTGCCGGAGTATTTGCCGGCCTTCCAGGCCTTTATCTTCTCGCTGTTCTGCCAGGTGTTCTGGCACTTTGCCGAACAATAGACAATAGGCCTCGACGGGTTCTTACCCCTCTTTGAGATGGACTTCCCACAGCACTTGCAAGGTTTCATGCCCTTGCAGGGTGGTCATTCGTCAACCCTTCCTCTTGATGTTAAATCCATCACCCGATGGATTTGGGCTAGAGCCTTCGCCCGCCGAATTGAGCTCATCACGGACATTCGAGGGGATGACGCTCACTTTTCGGCTAAAGTTTTGGTCGGTAAAGGTTTCGTACGGGTTGGTCGTCAGGATGGTGGCCGTCTGCTTGATACCGCCCGTGCGACCAATCGAGTCGCCACACGCAGCCGCAGCCAAATTAAGACCACGCTTGGTGTTGTCGAACGTCCCGATGACCTCAAGGGTTCTTGCCTTGTTTCTTCCGTCGGCGCTTCCGAGGAAGTTGATGGTGTCACCTTGAAACACGCCGACAGTCCTTGCTGGACGATTGACTTCCCATGTGTGGGGAAGGGCGAAGATTTCGCCTTTCTCGTCCTTGGCAAAGATGAAGCCCTGCTGCTCATTGGCTCGCTTGGCCTCATACTGGAAATCGGCTTCGGCGTCATCGGATGCCCGGCTCTTGACGTTTGTTCTGCTGAACGCGCCAAGGTTAGGCGCCAGCTCCTTGCCGTCAATCGTGGCGTCAATCATGTTCAGCTTACCGCCCTTCGAGAGCGACTGATTGATTTGTATGGTGTATTTATCGTCACGACCATAGCCGGCGCGGAGGATTTCCTGAACCTTGGCAATCTGCT